ATGGTGATGTTGGCAGAGCCGTTAAAGGACGTGCCGTTGATAGTCCGAGCGGTCTGGAGGGTCGTGGCAGTCGTCGCGTTGCCGCTCAAAGCAGCGGTGATAGTCCCGGCAGAGAAGTTTCCGCTGGCGTCTCTTGCTACAACTTTCGACGCCGTATTGGCGCTCGTTGCGTCAACTGCCCAAGTTGTGGCCGCAGAGCCGTTAAAGTTGCTACCCGTCAGATAGCTGCCACGAGTCAACGTGTTAGTTGTGTTGGCGGTAATGGTGATGTTGGCCGACCCGTTAAAGGACGTGCCGTTGATAGTCCGGGCGGTGGTCAGGGTGTCGGCAGTACCCGCAGTGGCCACATTCAGATTGCTAACACGCGTGGTGCTGGAAATCGAAAAAGGTGCTGTACCCGTGGCGACAGGGACTTCGATCTGACCGGAGGTATTAAACGTGGCCCGACGGGTCGCGTTCTGTACGACCTGTAAGTTACCTGCCGTGTTTGTGGTCAGGTCGTTTGGGGACTCGTAAATTTTCCACAGGTTGCCCCCCGCCCAACTAATACCCTCATTGGGGCCGGGATCCCCAATGGAGAGATTGTTCACACCGGTAATGTCGAGATTACCCATGTTAATGCTGCCGGTCATTGTACCGCCAGACAACGGAAGTTTTGTGCTATCCGCTACGGTGATGTTTGCCGACCCGTTAAAGGACACACCGTTGATAGTCCGAGCGGTCTGGAGGGTCGTGGCAGTCGTCGCGTTGCCGCTCAAAGCAGCGGTGATAGTCCCGGCAGAGAAGTTTCCGCTGGCGTCTCTTGCCACAACTTTCGACGCCGTATTGGCGCTCGTTGCGTCAACCGCCCAAGTTGTGGCCGCAGAGCCGTTAAAGTTGCTACCCGTCAAGTAGCTGCCACGGGTCAACGTGTTCGTTGTGTTGGCGGTAATGGTGATGTTGGCAGAGCCGTTAAAGGACGTGCCGTTGATAGTCCGAGCCGTCGCTAAAGTAGTGGCAGTCGTCGCGTTAAAATTGCCAGAAGCGTCGAAGTAAGCAGACTTGCCCGCGGGCTGCGTGATAAAAACCTCCGCATCCGCTTGGGTCAAGTTGATTGCGGACCCCGAATTTGAACTAGACAAAATCGTTGTGCGGGCAAGGAATCCCGAACCCGTCGACGTGAACGTGCCGAGGCCAACCTCCCACTCACCGGTACTGCTCTCGACAATAGCGTAATAGGTCGTGTCGCCGTTACTTAACGCAGAGATAAACCTTTGAAACCCCGCTATTGCTCCCGAGAGCTGCAGGGTTCCAGTGCCAGTAGTGGCTGTCGTTTCCTTTACGCGGTCCTTAACGACTAACGCCATTACGCATCTCCCTCACCGCCTTAGATTAAGCGATACGGATGATTGCGCTTGTGGAGTTCGCCGTGGGGAATACGATCTGGAAATCGCCAGAGGTCGAGGTCTTGTCCGAGCCGAAATCGAGCACAACGACCGCTGGATCACCGGCTGCGGTGTCGTTATAGATCAGCGCACCACGGGCCGTAATCGTCGCGGAGGTGAACGTTAGGTCGGCAAAGTCAGTGAACGCTGTCGTTCCGCTCGAAGTCGGTGTGACATTTGTCAGCGTACCGCCACCGGCGCTGTACGAGCCAGAAGCGCTTACCTCGTTGGTCGCAGTATACGCCGTCGTCGCAGCGGTGAACGAAGCCGCGTTGGTATACAACGCAAGCTTGAAGGCGTTCCCTGTAGAGGCGGTGAAGTTGTGCACACCTTTCAGGAGTTCTGTCTTAAAGGACGTGCACATAAAGTTCCCGGTAAAGGCCATGTTAGAGTCTCCTTATGAGGTTAGCCAGTTCAGGATGCCCGGCCTCCACTAACGAATTATACACAGTTGTGCGGTCGGAGGCTATGGCTTGCCGCATGTACTGTGCCAATATTTTTTCGATGGACAGTTTGAAGGCCACGGCTTGGTCACGGATTGCGGGATGCGCGGTGGACGAGACACTTACAATCTTATCAGCGCACTGAGATGCTAGTTCCTCCGGGGTAAACCCGCGCTTTTGTGTAGTATTGACGCCAACCGAAAACCCGTCGGCTAGATCCAGTTTCAGCGCAACGCTCATTCCTTCGGCCTCACTACCATGCCCATGCGATACATGTCCGTCGTCTCCTTAGCCTCACCAAGTTGTTTCAACGACACAACGGCTTCCTGTAAGCGCTTATTATAGTCGTTCATAAGGCCTGCGTCACCCTTCATGTAAATGTATGCTTCTACCAGAGCGCCGTACAAAAGCGCAATCTCTGCATTCTCACTTAACCATGTGGTCCCAGAGTCGGACCCCGCTGTAATACTTGCGGGGCGATACAAGTAGTGTAGCTCCGCAGTATAAGTAGTATCAGGAGTCGGACCAAGAATAAAATTGTCTACGTCGAACTGAGCGTAATATTTCGGGACTCCTGTCACAGACGCATCCGGAGTGTACGTTTGTACGAAGTCAGCGTTTTTGAAGAGCAAAAACTCCTCGGCGCCGTTAACTGTGAGAGCCAACGAGTATGGCGCAAGGAAATCCGAAGGGACGGCAAGGTATTTCTGCCCAGAAGTCGTTTGCGCTGTTGCGTTCTTCTGGAACAACGAGAGCTGGACCGTCTTGAGAATGCGCTCTTCCGCTAGACGAATAAACAATGGAAGGTTGTTGACGAAACTCGTTTCGTCATTCTCGGTGTAATCCTGCACCGCCTGCTTCAACTGGCCATATGTCAAGGTCATGTCGTCACCACCGTCACGGATCCAACCGCAGTAAAGCCCTGCGGTGGAAGAAGATTAGGGGATTCCACCAAAGGCGTTCCCACAAAAACAGCCAAGGGCTCAATACGATCCGGCCGAGGATTTTTCAAAGCCTCCGGATCAATCACCTTCCGGCGCGGCTCAAGCTGCGGATGCTTGATCTCAAACTCATCCGGACCCACCAAAAGGCCGGTCCATTCCTTGCGCATGTCGTTGAGCTTGTAACGCTGGCCAGAGCGGTCCGAAATCCCGTAAGCGTTTTTTCCAGACGCAAACCTTGCCATCACCGATACCCCACATAGGGGACAACCTGCAAAGATGCCCGATCGCGGTCCTCAGACATGGCCCGGTCCAGCTCTTCCTCGTAGACGGCCTTCAAGATTTGAATCCGCTGCGGGGACCGCTTAATCGACAAATAATACGCCAGCCCGGCCGCCAACGCCGGGTAGAACCGAAACGGCATCTGCAACGTATTTGCAGGCGATCCCGCATCGTCAATCCGAACAAGCCGGTCAAAGATCAAGATGTCGGTGCTGTTGTCCGGCGCGGGCCAAACTTTCAAAACAGGCGTGATTTGCCGATCGACAAAAAACTGGGACACGCGCGACTGCGTTGTCTTGGTCGGAATGTTGAGGTAATCATCCCGGCTAATCCGCTCGATGCCATAATCCACGCCATCCCGGCGAACAACGACAGACAAGATGTCGATCGTGTCCGGATCCAACGCGTAGTCCCGCGTTCCTTGCGTCACCGTCACCGTGGTTTGCTCGATCGTCCACTGATTCAGCCCGCGGTTGGCCCAGTCCGCCAGAAGAAGGTTCAAAGACCTTTTTGCTGTGCGGATGTCATAACCCGTTCGAACCTCCAAGCCGCAACGCTCGAAGGCCTCTTCGATGTACTCCGTGACATCCAGCTCAAAGGTTTTTGTTCCCGACGTGGTCATGTCGACCGACCTCGCTTCTTCGCTGTTTTGGCACTCTCCTTAAAGGCCTTGGCCGTGGGAGCGCCCTTTGTGCCCGGCTTACGCATTTTTTCGCCAGATCCTTCGGCAATGCGCTTCCGCTTGGCGTGAATGTTGGCATAAAGACCGGTCTTTGCCATCTCAGCTCTTCCGACCCTTGGCGCCTTTTTTCGACTTTGACCCCATGGCGCCACCGCGCATTTTCTTAACTGCGCCGCCTTTTTTCATCTTTTGTACCATGCCGCCACCGCGCATCTTACGAGGTTTCATCGCCATTCTTCAGTCTCCTGTAGAGCTGCTCCCTTCGGGCGTAAATGCCCTCAGAGTCGTAGAGATCATCATACGCCGCATAATAGCCCTTTTTGTGAAGCTTGTCTGCGGCAACATGAAGCTTGCTTAAACGCTGCACAAAAATCATCGCATACGTGTCGTCGGTCCCAACCTCAAACGAAACATCCGCAACAAAATCATTCGGATCGTCGTCCGGGTGAAACCCCATCACCCAAACATCCCGGTCAATAAAGATGCCCTGCGCGATAGCCTCGTTCACCCCATCCAAGTATTGATGAAACAGCTCCGGCTCGCGGTCCTCGGCAAGATCTACAATCACCACCAGATCAAACGAGTCGTCAAACTGAGAAATCGTCGACCAGAGGCACTGGTAGTTGTCTTCGTACTTGAAAAGTATCGAAACGCGGCCCTCGGCCCACGCTTTTTTGGCATACGGACATGGGGGCAGCCCGTTAAAATGTTCGGAAGGAACTTCCAAAACCTGCGCGGACCAAGCCAAAAGCTCTTCGACAATGGCCCGCTCTCTGGGAGTGTCGAAGAACTCCAGCCTCATCGGGAGCCAAGACCAACTAAGAAGTCGACAAATGTGTCGCTGTTCATCAAGCCCATGACCACAAGTGCGCCGACAAGCATCCATTTGGCCTGAAACACGGCCTTTTTGACCTCAGACATGTCGGTGTGAAGCTGGTCCACACGCTGGATTATGTGTGTCTGCTGCGTTTTCCACTGCGTAAACTCAATTTCGAGTTCGTGGAGGCTCTTATCTGCCATGTAAACCACCTCACCACGCCTTGCAGGACCAGTATCTGGCCGAGAATTTGTCGCTGGCTGTGTCACAAGAGTGACGAGCTCTGAAATTACTGCGGCGTTTGGGTTGGTCTTTTTTGATCGACATATTAGGGTCGCCAAATCGAACAATCTTAACGTCGGAGCCTTTTTTGGCAAGGACCGCACTCTTTTTGGGCTTTCCGGGAGTGCGTTTTGGTTTGTTATAGCCCGCAAAGGTCTCCCCCCTGTAACTGAGGCGCCCAGACGGCAGCTTGGTCACATCCTTCGTCGTCGCCATGGCCAGACCCTTAGCTGTAGAAAAGGGTCAGCGCCGTAATGTTTGTAGCGGCAGAGATGTAGATGTCGGAGGCAAACAAGACCCCGTCATCCGGGATGTTGACCGAGTGTGAATCAGACGCCAAAAAATCAATATCGAGTACCGTAGCTCCGCCGTCACCGTCGGTAAGGGTGAGCCTGCCCGCACCGGCGCCCGTCAAAACTTGAAGCTGGCGCAGACGGGCCCGGCCGAGCCCCGCGGCTCCCGTGCCGGTGAAGCGTTTTGCTTTTACGTCAGAATTGGCCATCACTTAGTCCTTTTAGACGAGGGTTTTGGCGCAGCTTTTTTGGGCGCGGGGGCAGCCTCTTTTTTGGGAAGAGGCTTGCCGTCCGCATCCAGTCCGCGGCGCATCAGTTCTTCAGCGCTGGGAGGGTTCTTTGGAATCAAAGACATACCCCACCCCCTTACGAGTCGGAAATAGCAGCGCCCGTATCGGAACGTAGCCAGTCAGTACCGTCCGAGAATGCCAGAATAGGAGAACCGGCAGCGCCGTCCGAAACGTACACCAAGGTGCCTGCAATATCGGCCGCCGAAGGCGCCGTAGCAACGGTGTAGGTGGGAACTTGGATTGCGCCGATAACGTCACCGGTGACGGAACCAACAAAACCATTGGTGGAGGTCACGGGACCAGAGAAGGTGGTCGAAGCCATAGCAGTACCCTTTTGCACAAGGTTTCGCCGCGCAGTCTGTGCAACGTCAGGAGGGCACCCTGTCTGCGTGGCTGATGTCGCCCTGACAAACAGCATAACCTATGGTTCAACAAAAGGAAAGGGGCGACCGAAGCCGCCCCTTAGGACCGTTCAACAGGGAGGACGAAAAACAATCCCGCCCCTGTTTAGCACAAATTAGGCTGCGCCGGGAGTGCCGAAAACGCAGCGCCAATCCGAGACGCCGAACGAGTAACGCTCACGCGCCTTGAAGCGCATGTTGCCGGTGTCAAAGTCCCCTTCCATTGCCGTCTTGATCGGCGAACGGTTGAAGTACTTGAAGCCGTTGGGCGCGTCAGTCTTGATGAAGAACGCGTCGGTGTCGGTGAGGAAGTGGTTGACCACCGCACCTT